GCAATTCAAAGCGAAGAACAGTGGAGTGTACAACTTTCGTTGCCCTTTCTGTGGTGACTCGCAATCAAATAAGACCAAGACACGCGGATATATTTTCCAGAAGGAAAACAAACCTATATTCAAGTGCCACAACTGCGGGCACGGCACGACACTCAATGGTCTACTCAAGCACGTCAATCCTCAACTACAGAAGGAATATGCCCTAGAACGGTTCTCTGACGGTGATAGGCGTCCTCTAAACGTCGGTAAGAGTAAACCCGAACTAAGGTTCCAGAAGAAACCACAGTACCTTAAAACACCTCTGGGCAAGTTGAAAAAGATATCTCAACTGGTTCCTAATCACCCTGCGAAGCAGTATATCAACTCGCGTAAAATACCTGCAAACTTTCATTATAAATTATTCTATGCACCAAAGTTTAATGCCTTTGCTCATCAGTTTGCACCTGACAAGTTTGACATAGTTGAGAAGGACGAACCACGTCTGATAATTCCATTTCTTGATAAGAGTAATCAATTGATGGGATTTCAAGGCAGAGCATTTGGTAAATCTTCTCTGCGGTATATTACTGTGAAATTGCAAGATGACACACCTAAGATATTTGGACTAGATAGTATTGATGCTACAAAGACTGTGTACATAGTTGAAGGTCCAATCGATAGTATGTTCTTGGATAATGCAGTTGCGATGGGTGGTGCTGACTTATCGGTAGAAAGTATATCGATGATTGGTGCGTCAGATATTGTATTTGTGTTTGATAATGAACCGAGAAACAAAGATATATTGAATAGAATTGAGAAAGTAATCGACATGGGATACAGTGTCAGTTTGATACCAAATTATGTCAAAGAAAAAGATATAAATGATATGGTACTTGCTGGTAGAGACATTTTAGAGATTCAAAGTATTATAAGTACAAGTACCTTCAAAGGTCTATCAGCGAAAGCAAAGTTGAGTGAATGGAGGAAGTCATGAAAGACATATTCGAACTAACAAAGGGAACGGAATGCGAACCAAAACCAATGTTAACAGAAGAAGAATTCAGTGGTTCGGGATGCATAATCCCAGACGTGTTTCTAGAGTACAAGGGGGTGAAGTTCGGTATCGGTATGGACAACAAATTGTGGATAAGAGAAAATAATATTTGGAGAAAAGCATGATGAGAGTAAGTGAATATATGAATGATGACAAGACAAGAGTGGCAAAGATCTGGCATGATCTTGGTATCAATTTTGTTTATTGTTACGAGGATAAAGAACTAACAAGAGTTATAAATTGTGTTGGGCATAGTATGCAATATGCTGAAGATGCAGCAGAAAATTGGGTGAGTAAAATAGGAGCATTTACAGTATGATGAAAGTGAAGTTGGTTTCTTGGTCTACGCCAAGTGAAGAGATGGTAGCAGATGGTGTTGAAAATGTACAAGATCTAATTGCGTTTTGTGCGAGAGTTTCAAACCCATCGAATCAAAACAATAAAGCAACATCTGAGAAACTTATAAATTACTTGGTGAAGCATAAACATTGGTCTCCACTTGAGATGACCAGTGCTTGTCTAGAAATAGAAACGACTAGAGATATCGCTCGACAAATATTGCGACATAGATCTTTTTCGTTTCAAGAGTTTAGTCAAAGATATGCAGATCCAACTAAAGATATGGAGTTTGTGACCAGAGAAGCAAGGTTACAAGATCCTAAGAATAGACAGAATTCGGTAATAGCACATGATGAGTTGATACATGCTTTATGGGAAGAGTATCAACAAAAAGTTATTGAATCGGCACAAACAGCGTACAATTGGGCAATAACTAGAGGAATCGCAAAAGAACAAGCAAGGGCAGTACTACCAGAAGGATTAACGATGTCACGAATGTACATGAATGGTACATTGCGTTCGTGGATACATTATATAGAACTCAGAAGTGCAAACGGAACACAACAGGAACATATGGATGTGGCAAAGGCGTGTGCCTCAGTGATTGCCGACATATTTCCACTGTCTGAATCGTTTGTAGAAAAGAATTAAGGGGATAACATGGCAAGACAACATTTGGGCATCACTATTGATGCTCGTAAGGATCGTTTGCTCTCAGAACAAGCATTTAAACTACTCAAAGATTATTACTGTCTGAAAGAAGAGAAGACACCACAAGAAGCATTTGCGAGAGCAGCAGTAGCATATAGTTATGGTGACATGGAATTGGCACAACGCATTTATGATGGTGCGTCTAAGGGTTGGTTCATGTTCAGTTCGCCTATCCTATCAAATGCTCCATTGCCTGATCAAAAGGCAAAGGCACTTCCGATCTCATGTTTCTTGTCATATGTCCCAGATACATTAGAAGGTTTGATTGATCACACATCAGAGTTGCGATGGTTATCCGTAAAGGGTGGCGGTGTTGGTGGTCATTGGTCAGACGTGCGTAGTATCAGTGACATCGCTCCAGGTCCACTTCCGTTTCTACACACAGTAGATGCAGATATGACTGCGTATCGTCAAGGAACTACACGCAAAGGTTCATACGCTGCATACATGGATGCTGATCATCCAGATATCGTTGAGTTTATTCAGATGCGTGTTCCTACTGGTGATGTGAATCGTAAGAATCTAAATCTACATCACGCAGTAAATCTATCAGATGAGTTTATGGAAGCAGTGCGTGATAATGGAATATGGCATCTGAAAGACCCTAATAGTAAAGAAGTTCGTGATACTATGCCTGCTCGTAAGTTGTGGGAAATGTTACTTGAAACTCGATATCGTACAGGTGAACCATATCTAAACTTTATTGATACAGCGAACAGAGCATTACCTGAAGCACAGAAGCAGTTAGGACTAAAGATACATGGTAGTAATCTATGTAATGAGATTCACTTAGCAACAAGCGATGATAGAACTGCGGTATGTTGTTTGTCCTCGCTAAATTTAGAGCGATATGATGAGTGGAAAGATGCAGGTATCGTTGGTGACTTGATACGATTCTTAGATAACGTGTTGCAATACTTTATTGACAATGCACCTGATACTATTAGTCGCGCAAGATATTCGGCAGAACGAGAGCGTTCTCTCGGACTTGGAGCAATGGGATATCACTCATACTTACAGAAGCATCGTATTGCGTTTGAGTCAGAGGAAGCATTAGATCTGAACAAAGAAATGTTCAAGTCTATTCAAGAGATGGCAATACAGGAGTCAGAGATACTTGCTAAAGAACGTGGCGAGGCACCTGACATGAAAGGTTGGGGAGTTCGTAATGCGCACTTGCTAGCGATCGCTCCTAATGCCAACTCTAGTTTGATTGGTGGAACGTCACCTAGTATTGAACCATGGAAGGCAAATGCGTTTACGAGTCGTACACGTGCAGGATCGCACTTGACTAAAAATGCATATTTGGTAGAGGTACTTGAGGAACTAAATCATAATGATGAAAAAACATGGTCATCTATTATCACGAATGGTGGGTCAGTACAACATTTTGATTGGATGCCTGATAACTTGAAAGCAGTATTCAAGACTGCTATTGAAATTGATCAAAACTGGGTAGTTAAACAGGGTGGAGATCGACAGAAATATTTGTGTCAAGGACAATCACTGAACATATATTTCCCTGCAGGTGCAACTAAGCAATACTTACATAAGGTGCACTTCAATGCTTGGGTATATGGTGGCAAGGGATTGTACTACTTGCGCACAGAATCATCTAACAGAGCAGAAAATGTAGCACAAAAAATAGAGAGAGACAAACTAATAGAATTTACAGATACGACACAGGAGAACGACGATGAATGCGTTGCATGCCAAGCTTGAGCAACCAGAGATAGAAATATACACTAAAGATGATTGTCCTTATTGCATACAAGCAAAGGATTGGTTTACCGATCATGGATTTAGTTATACAGAAAACAAATTATATGACGAAGAACAGAGATTAGCATTTTTTCAAAAGTTTCCGTCAGCAAGAACAGTTCCACAAATATTGATAGATGGTAAGAATATTGGTGGGTATGATGAGTTGATGAAAATTAGAGATACATTAGTGAAGAAGCAGTCTGGTGGTTTGATTGAATTTTCTAAGACATACAAACCATTCTACTATCCATGGGCAGTGGAGGTTACAACACGCCACGAGAAAGCACATTGGATTGAAGATGAAGCAGATTTGTCAGAAGATGTTGCTGATTGGAAGGGTGGTAAAATCTCTCCAGTAGAAAAGGATTACATTACAAACATCCTTCGATTGTTTACGCAGTCGGATGTAGCAGTTGGTCAAAACTATTACGACCAGTTTATTCCTAAATTTAAGAACAATGAAATACGAAATATGCTTGGATCATTTGCTGCACGTGAAGGCATCCATCAAAGAGCATACGCACTATTGAACGAGACACTTGGACTACCTGATAGCGAGTACCATGCATTCTTAGAGTACAAAGAAATGGTAGACAAGGTAGAGTTTATGATGGAAGCAGATCCTTCTACTCAACGAGGACTAGGACTATCAATTGCTAAGTCAGTATTCAATGAAGGTGTTGCTTTGTTTGCGTCGTTCGTTATGTTACTGAACTTCCAAAGATTTGGTAAGATGAAAGGTATGGGCAAGGTGGTAGAGTGGAGTATTCGTGACGAGTCTATGCACGTGGAAGGAAACTCTAAACTCTTCAAAGCATTTTGTGCAGAGCATGGACGTATTGTGGACGATGGGTTCAAACAAGACATATATAAGATGGCAAGGCAAGCAGTAAAACTTGAAGACAAGTTTGTTGATCTTGCTTATAAGATGGGACAGATTGAAGGTTTGGAAACTCAAGAAGTGAAAGACTACATTCGTTACATCACAGACCGAAGATTATTGCAACTTGGTTTGAAACCAAACTACGGTGTCAAAGATAATCCTTTGCCATGGTTGGAGTGGGTATTGAATGGTGCTGATCACACTAACTTCTTTGAGAATCGTGTTACTGAATATGAAGTAGCAGGTTTGACGGGTGGTTGGGATGAAGCATATGCATAACAAAGTAACAAGAGGAGAGCAAAAGAATGGCTGAAATCGTATACGAACTCATTTGTGATGGGTGCGGTGCTGATTATCAGATCAACTACGTTGACAACAATATAAATGATTATGTAGAAGAACCGATATATTGTCCGTTCTGTGGAACGGATGTTGACTTGAGTGATATTGATGATGGAGAAGAACAACAAGAATATGCCCCAAAAGTCGAGTACGAAACAAAGTGATGAATATGACAATCCGTGGACATTCAATGACAAACCATTTACAACAGAACAGATAGAAAAGTTCGTTGGATTTTGTTACGTTATTGAGTGTGCCATTGATGGTCGGAAGTACATAGGAAGGAAATACTTTTACAGTAGAAGAAAGACTAAAGGTAAATCTCGTCGTGTAAAGAGTGAATCAAATTGGAAGAGTTATTATGGATCAAATGATATTCTAAAAGAGATGGTCAAATACTACGGAGGTCAACACTTCCGTAGGGTCATCTTGTCCCTTCATATAACTGAGGGTGATTGTAATTATGAAGAAGTTAGATTGCAGTTTCATCATAATGTACTTGAGACAGATTTGTTTCTGAATGAAAATATCAATGGAAAGTGGCACCACAAACCCCAACATATTATCGATGGAAGAGTTCTGAACGAATGTTACAGAATTGAATTATAGGATTATATAATGATTATATCATATACCCGCAATTTTATTTTTATCAAGACTAGGAAGGTCGGTGGTACTTCGTTCGAGAAGTATATCATTGATAATCATTTCGATGTTGATAAAGATAAATGCACAGGATCGATTATGTCGTGGGAGGAAA